ATGTCAGATATTACAATTACTAGTTCAACTTACGCGGGGGAGAACGCCTTAGAATACATTTCCGCAGCACTTACCACAGCCGATTCACTTGCGAATGGTTATGTGACTATCATGGAGAACGTAAAATTTAAGCAAGTGCTTAACGTGTTTTCAAATGATGGTGCATTGATTCAGGATTTCGGATGTGACTGGGTAACAGCAGGACAGTTAACACTTGCTGAGCGAGTTCTTACCGTTACTGAGTTAATGGTTAACCTAGAGTTCTGTAAAGAGCAGTTCCGTTCTTCATGGCAAGCACTACAGACAGGAAGAGGTTTCATCAACGATGAGTTACCTTCCTCTATTGAGTCTTTCATCTTGCTTTATGTAGCTGGAATCATTCAAGAGGCTATCGAGTATAACCTATGGCAAGGTAACTATGATGCTTCTGGAACTACATACCCTTATGAAGATTTTAACGGTGTATGTCAAATCCTAGAGGCAGATGCTGGAACTATCGACGTTGACCTAATGGCAATCGATGGTACTACACCAGCCACAGCTTTCACATCAGGCGCACAGGTTGTAACAAACCTAAACCTTGTGATGAATGCGATGACTACACCAATCAGAAACAAAGACCGTTTCCGTTTCTTCGTATCTCGTAAGACTCAAGACTTCTACCTTCAGCGTTTGTCTGAACTAGGAACTGATTATAAGTACTTCTCAAACGATGGTTCTAGTAAGTTCCTTTACAACGGTTACGAAGTAGTAGCCCCTGCTGGTTTCCCAGATGACACGATTCTTTATGCAGAGTCTGCTAACTTGTTCTTTGGAACAGACGTAGTAGGTGACTTCAACCAAGCGGTTGTAATTGACCGCACACAGATTGACGGCTCAGACAACGTTCGTGTTGCTTTCCGATTTACTGGTGGAGTTCAAGTAGGTGTTACTGCTAACTGTATCATGTGCTTCCCAGACGCAGCGGTATAATTAACTGATTAATAAAAAGGAGGTAAGGGGCTTCGGCTTCTTACTTCCTACTTAATACAACAACGATATGGCTTGTGATTATAGTACAGGGGTTGGGTTAGGTTGCAAAGATGTTATTGGAGGAATTAAATCTCTGTATTTTTTTACAGATGGAACTTCACCTTATACCCTTACAGCCGCAGACGTAACCTTTACAGCATCAACTACCCAAGAGATTGAGGACATTGATACAGCTGTTACAGTTTATAAGTGGGATTTACCACGTAATACGGCAACCTTTTCAGAGGCTCTTGAGAGTTCAGATGAGAATGGTAGCCTAATGTACGCACCTACTCTAGTTATTACCTTGCATGGTTTGCAGTATGAGATACAAGACCTCTTGCACACAGTAGCAAAGAACTACCAGAGCGTAGGTGTTTTGACGAACAGAGGTAATGTATTCATTGCAGGCTTCGAGAGAGGACTAGGAGCAAGTGCAGGAGATACAGCAATAGGAGCAGGTTTAGGTGACGGTCAGAACATGACTCTTACTTTATCTTCTCAATGTGCTACACCTGTTAAGATGCTTCCAACTCCAACAGCAGGAGCAAGTGGATACCCTTTTGACGGACTGGCAACAGTAGCAAACGTAACAATTAGCGCAACGCAGATTACTCCAGCGTAGTGAGTTTACATATTTCTAACATGAAAGGGGTGGGGTTATTCCTACCCCTTTTTTCTTTCTTCTATGATGGTGTAAATAGCGTAACCGCTACCGAAAACAATACATAATAAAATAAACACTGGAAGAAAGTAGTAATATTTACCTGACAAATACGCTACCGTCGTTAGTAATGACATAAAAGCACAACCATAAAGAGCAATAGAAATAAACTTTTTCATGTGTTTCGTTTAATGCGAAGATATAAAAATTATGATACACCTACAACCAAACACTGCCAACAACGTTGTATATTTGACCCTATACGAAAAGAAAAAGGATTTTGCAACCTTTACTAATTATTTATTTAAGTTGGTACACCAGACTTCTTTTAAAGAATACTTTTTTGTTGCGACGGTCAATGTAGACAATGAGCGTTATACTAAGATTACTGTCTCCACAGATGGAGCAGACACCAATAACCTACTGATGGAGGAGAACGGATATATGTATTACTACGTATACGGTCAAAACTCAGAGACTAACTTAGACCCACTCAACGCCGACGTAATAGGAGAGATTGAAGTAGGGGTTGTTTCTGTTCCTTCTGGAGATACTTACTTTACACCTAACACAGCAGTAATAAACGATACCGTATACTATGGATAAGACACTAGATAAATTCTCCTTCGCCTCTTATACGGAAAAGGACAACTCAGAAAGGATAGACCGTAAAGGCTTTGTATCATACGGTAAGGACAATGATTTCCCACAGTATTTGGAGAATCTTTACATGACCTCTCCTACTCATCATGCTCTAGTTGATTCTATTGCTTACATGATAGCAGGAAAAGACATAGAGGTAGATGGTTTGCAGGCTAAGTTAGCAGTTGCTAAGTTCCGTCTAAACGATTTGAAAGGCTACCTATCCTTTGATTTAAAACTACATGGTGCTTATGCTATTGAGGTTATTAAAGATAAGAAAGGAGATGTCAGTTCTTTTGAGCATTTACCAATGTGTAATCTCAGACCTTCTGAGGTAGATGATGAGGGTGTAGTGAATCATTGGTACTACTGCGAGGACTGGACGGATAGAAAGTTGTTAACCTTCGCTCTTGAGAATCCAATAGAGGCATTAGATGAGAGTTTAAAGCAGACTAAATGTATCATTGTTGTAAAGACACCTACTCCAAACGGTAACTACTTCAGTAAGCCTGACTATATCGGAGCAAGGAACTACATAGAACTAGAAAAAGAGATTTCCACCTTCCACGTTAACAATATTAAGAACGGTTTATTCCCTTCTGCTTTCCTTATCTGGAAGAATGGTATACCAACTGAGGAAGAACGTAGAAGACACAGTTCTGATATGGAACGTGATTTATCAGGTGCTCAAAACGCTGGTAAGATTGTGAACCTTTACGCTTCAGATAGTGAATCTGCCCCAGAGATTGTAGCATTTGAATCTAATGATGCAGACAACACCTACCAATTCCTATCTAACGAGACTACAAATAAGATAATGATTGGTCACAGGGTAACAACCCCTTCTTTGTTTGGTGTAAAGACTGCTGGGCAACTTGGTAACGTACAAGAGATGGAGACTGGTAGCGTTATCTTTGAATCTAATGTGATTGAACCCTTTAGAGAATTGGTTCAAGACGGCTTAGAGTTATGTTTAAGGCTAGAAGGAATCACAGACGAGGTAGACATCCCTTCTAATAACAAGTTAATGCCAGAGGAGACAGCAAACGTTGAGCAATCCTTCACAGGTATTCAAATCTCTAGTGCTGTAGACATCATCGCTAAGGTTGGACTAGGAGAATTAACAGTTACCCAAGCAAAACAACTCCTTATATCAATGCTTTCCTTTACTGAAGACAGTGCTAACGCTTTGTTTGAAAATAAAGAAGAGTTATCTAAGCATCAAACTGAACTAGAAACGTTCTTAGAGTCTATTAATGATGACTTGGATGGCTATGTAGAGGTAGATGATGAAGACGCAAGCGAGGAAACGGAGGATTTCAACTTTGAGGATGCGTTAAATGAAGAGGCTTTGAAGTTTGCAAGCACAGGAACAGCAAGACCTAACGCAAATAGCGACCAAGACATAACTAAAGACGGTGTTAAGTACAAAGTAAGGTACTATTATGCTGGTTCTGAAGCACCAGAAAGAGAGTTTTGTAAGAAAATGAAGGGTGCTAACAAGCTATACCGTAAAGAAGATATACTTCAGATGGGTACTAAGTCAGTTAACAAAGGATGGGGTCCAAAAGGTGCAGCAACATACTCAATTTGGCTTTATAAAGGTGGTGGTAATTGCTACCATAAATGGTTTAGAAAGATATTTGTAGCTGAAGGAGTTAATGTAGATGTTAACAGTCCTAATGCTACGGTTATCTCCACCACCAAGGCACGTTCTAAGGGGGTGAAACCAGAGGCAAACGATACTAAGGTGTCAGTAGCCCCTATTGATATGCCAAAGCAAGGATTCCTTTCTTCCATAAGAGAGTATTTTAGAAACAACTTAAAGAAAAAACAATGGTAATTCTAGCCGATTCTGATTACATAAAAGCCTACACCTATTTGAATGGAAGTATTGGAGATGATTATCTACGTGTGGCAATGCTTAGTTCTCAAGACAAATGGATTTCGCCATACTTGGGTGACAGCCTTTATGAATATCTTAAAACACAGATTCAAGCGGGAACGGTAAGCGGTAACTACGCTACTCTCTTGAATGATTACATAAAGATTGCGTTCGCTTGGTGGACTGTAGTCGAATACTTACCTAATGCGATGGTTAAGATTGACAACTCAGGACTTGTTCAAAGGAGTTCAGATGATACCTCTGCTGCTTCCAAGATTGATAAGGAAATGTTACAGACTCAGGCAAGGGATAACGCTGAACACTACACGCAAACCTTAGTAAGATACTTATGTGCTAACAGTACTCTGTTTCCTCAGTACTCTAATAACGTCTACCCTCAACGCTGCCCTATTACATCTAACTTTAAGCAGTTAGGTATGACTGTTTCACGTGGTCATGGTGGAGTAACAAGAGATACAAGGTTCGATGGTGCTTATAGGGATTGAAAAAGCCAGCATCCTAAGACACTGGCTTTAACCTTTTTTTTAAGTCCACCTCCATATCTAGTATGTAAAGGGACTGCCCGACGTCTTGGGGTAATAAACAAAATTATAATCCTTGCTTGGAACTTTGACGGTCTACATGGCA